CAGAATGATCTTTCAGGCACCATGAGGTGCCCGTAGGCGAAAACATAACGAAGCCATCCTGGCCCGTGATGCTCGTCTGTGAACATGCGATTGGCACTTAGTACCTCGAATAGAGAACAGGCGGGGGCGTCTGTTACCTGTGGGGGCCCAGGCCTTTTCAATCTACGCGGGCTGTGAAGGCGCAGCTCATGCTCACAACGGAGTGCGGCCTCTCGTCAGGCGCCAACCTGTTGGGCCCGTTGATGTTCCTGGTCCGCAGGCGAACGCCGCCTTCATTGACCAGGGCGCGGTTCACCCGCACCCATTCCTTCAGCACCTTCTGCATCACGTCCTCTGCGGGCTTCATCCCCTTGCGCTTCGGGCTATAGAGCAGCACATTGCAGCTGCCCACGATTTGATCGGCGCCATCGCAACCGATCGTTTCGGTCACCGTCTGCGGAAAGCTGATATTGACCACCGCGTAGGTGCCAGCTGCATCCTTGCTGGGCGTCTCGGTCACGTTGTCCCAGTGCTGATCAGCAAAGGGCACACCAGCGGCCGTCAAGGCATCAGACGTGAGCTTGGCGATGGCGCCACGGACTTGTTGGTAGCTCATAGCTCGTACTGCTTTTTGGTCACCCTGGCGGCGGCGTCTTGAATCTTGGGAACCCTGGCATTCACAAAATCGTGAAACCAGTTGGCAGGCTTGCTGACGACCTTCCCCTCAATCGCAACGCTCTGGGCATAAGGCAGATTATTGGTCAGGTAATAGGTCTTATCGCTATCCACCGTCAATCCGGTGGCATTGGTTTGCGGCCCATAGGAGCCAAGACCTGTAGACCCCGCCTTTGTCTTCTTTGCGTCGATCTCTGCCTGGCTGGCTTTTTGAATTTTCCCAATCACTTCCCACTGGTCATTCGTTTTCTTTGCCTTCGCTTGACGCTTGCGTAGCCCGCCAACGGCTTTGACATCAGCCTCTGGTGCCACCTCGCTACTAGGTGAACCCTCAGCCGCAAACCAGCTGCTACGGAAGCGGCCAGTGTCGACAGGGGAGACCGCCGCGCTGCCCAATTCGGCCTGCGTGGTGATCAATGTCTCCGCCACCAACGCATCCAGCGCCTTCTTCAGGTGGCGCTCCAGGTCCTTGGCATTGTCAAATGTCGGCATCAGCTCGCCCTCGCAATCAGTTTCCAGGCAATCAGCTGATCGCCCGCAAATTCGGGGTCGATGCTTGTCACCTTCCAGGTCGAACCCTGATAGGTCACCGTATCCGCCGTGGTCGGCTCGATTGGCAGCAGCACATGCGAAAACCACATCGTCGCCTCTCTTGTCTCCGATACCCCGCCACCCTCGACACGCTTGATCTGCTCCACCCCAACCTTTACGGCATGGTCAACGCTGGCAGCCGTTACCGCCCCGCTCAGCGGGTCATAGGTGCCCGCCGTGTTCTGGTGATACGTGCAATCAGACCCGAACAAGGTGACCAGATCCTTGCCAACGCCACGAAACAGCGTGTCGAACTGCATCTCAGCTCCTCACCCTGGCAATGATTCGGCTATTGCCAAAGCTCCCCAGCATGTAGCACTCACCTAGCAAGTCGCCCAACCATGGGAAGCGCTGCAGGATGAAAGGCGCATTGGGCCCATAGCGGGTCGTCAACGATGCGCTGCCATCGGCATATTCAACGCTCAGCCCACCAAGCTGCGCCCGCTTGATCGTGCCGCCACTGCTAGACGTCCCAATGATCGCCGTCTTGTTCTGGTGTAGCGCCAGCGCCAGCTCCGCTACAGCCTGGATCACCGCAGTTGGGAGTGTTGTGCAGACGGCACTCGCACAACAGCCCGCTGCGTCGATCTTCCTCGGCCATGCAAACGGCTGATTCGGATCGCACTTCTCCCCCTTCCAGCAAAGCGTTTCGAGCCATTTTGTGGCCTCTGCTAATGCAATGGTTTGATCAGGTGTTGGGATGGCTGCCCATGCAGCAGCATTGAACGTGCTGGTGAAATAGACATTTGCGTCAACCACATCCAACCACGAGCTACCAGCAGGCAAAATGCCCGCCGGAGCTGATAGGTCAATCTCGGGGTCGGTATAGGCCATTAGAACGTTCCGGCGTCAATCACATCAGCCAGCTTGTAAGCGCCAGCCAAGCCATCAGCAACCGAGGCATCCCGCACCAGCAGACCCTTCTGATTGACAGGTGTCACGGCCGCCACCGTTGCATCGGCCACATCAGCAGCCGAGTGAATGGCAAAGGCGGCAGATGCCACCACGCCCGACTCGATGACGTGCCATGTAGCACCGTCGTAGACAAGGTGATCGTTGGCATTGACCGCCTTATTCAGTGTGGTTGCATCGCCAGCAACCGTGCCAGCCTTGACCACCAGGAAGTAGTCACCCTCAACAGCGTTGGACCCGCCGTTGATCTTGCCGCCAACGATGAAGCCAGCCCTTGCAGGGGTGCCAGCCGTAGCAGTTCCGGTGACGGTCTTGATCTGGCCGCCGCCAGTAGATGCGTCGTAGGTACCCAGCAATGCCGAGCCGGTGGCCATGGCAGCAACCACCGTTGCCAATGCCTTCACCTGACCAGCAGTTGCAACCGCCAACGCATCTGGCGCAGTACCAGAAGCAGAGGCAGGCTTCACATCGGTGTCACGGGCCAAGTAGACAACACCCTTGGTGCCAGCCGTACCTGTTGCCCCGCGATCGGTTGCATCAGGCAGGTTGCCGCCGCTCTTCGTCCAGCCTGAACCGTTGTAGATGTAGGTGCCTGCATCAGCGCTAGCACCGCCAACGATCAAGGTGTCGCCAGAGTGCAGCGCGGGGGCAGTACCTGCTGGCTTGGCGCCAATCACCTTGGCGGTCAATGCAGCAAGTGCCTTGGCATCTACGCCGGCACCAGCCGCACCCGTGTACTCGGGATCGCTCAGCGCAAAGACGGCAGGTGGGTTGATCGGGGGCACCCATGCCGACCCGTTCCACACCACCATCGCCGGCTTGCCCGACACGCTGGTGTCAATAAAAACTTGACCGACAGCAGGCGATGTAGGCCGCATTGCCCCAGTCGATACCCCGCCACCAGCCAACTGATAGATCTCATATCCCTTGCCCGTTGGCTTGGCAGGAATGGCAACACTGGCGACGCCAAAGATCGTTGCGGTGGTGCTGTACGCCGCGACCGCTACGTCCTTGACGAGGATGTCATCGCCGCCTGTGCCGACGCATAGCCAGCCATTTGCCAGGTTGAAGGCAACTTGACCAGCCGCCAATCCACTCGGGATCTTGGTGGCCGTGGAAGTCCTGAGATGCTGGAGGGTAACGGCCATTACGGGAAATCAAGGCATGGCCTAAGTCTACGGAGGCTTAGGGCAAGGAGCCTTCATCTAGGACCGAGGGGGCACTACCACCGATCACGATTGGCGGGGCACCATCAACGCCCACATAAAGCAGGGAGTCCTTGAGGTTTGCCGCGATCTCACCATGCTGCAAAGCGGTGGGCCTTTCACCAGCGGTGAGGCTGGTCTTCATCTGGATGCGGCGAACCAGCATGGCTAGAGAGGCACAGCAATAACGGAATAGCCCTGGCGCTCTAGGCGACCCTTTAAGGCCTTCGCCTGATCAGGATTGCAGTCAATAATCGGAACGAAGCTGCTAGGCGCTACCCGGCGGCGGCGCTCGTCAGGTTCGAGGTACAGCCTAGTCACGTTTAGCACCGCAAATCCGAGCATGGACAAGATCAGTCTATGCAGCGGCTCCAGCCCACACCCATCCTTTGCTGTGCTTAATGGCCCCACGCTTCAGGGCGGGAAGGTTGGCAGCCCCAAATCGAGCAGTCAGCTCTTTGGCAGGACAGACAACCTCACCATGCTCAGGGTGGCGCCAAACCTGTGGCTTGAAATTACCATTTTTGCCAGTGGACTTCCGTTTCATGGCGCGATTTGTGTTTTTGCAAATTCTTGATCTTTCGCTTGACGGCAAGGCTTGCCATTCTTTTAAGAAACACCCATTGCGCCGTGCGGCTTCCATCATCCGCTGTCCTGCGCGAGAAGGCCCAACGGTCAGAAGCTCTTCACCACGCTTGCCTGTGCGCTTGTGCCTTGTGGACAGCACTGAACGCCGCACTTCAGGCAAGCCAAGCCACACATGCGGCTCAATCCCAAGCATTTGAGCCAATTCAATGCTGCGTCTTTCCTTTTGGCTTGGGCCAAGCAAAGCGTCAGCGCCTCGAAGGCCACGGTTGTACCTGCCTCTTACGACCGATCGCTTTTTTTCGTCAAAACTGCGCCACGTGCCTCGATGTATGCCGTATTTGTCTGCGGCGCGGTCAAGACAAGCCTGCACTCGCTTGTTAATCCATTCGCTCGTGTGCTCAACCTGCTTTAACTTTGCGCTGCGTTTGGCCAGCGTTTCAGCGGATGGGTTTGAAGCGCCTTCGCCGCCATCGGTCAGGTTGCGGAGGCATCCAGTGCCTTTGTCTTTTCGCCCCAAGCAGTAGATCAGAGCAATCTCGTATTCAAAAGCGTCATCTTCAGAAAGACCGTCCACCAAGATCTTTCGGCGATCATCAGGCGGCAATGCAATCCTTCGGCTACTCTCATGGATTCGGTATCCGTTGCCCTTGCCGATGTAATAAGGGGTGCCATCTGTCCGCAGGTAGGCGTAGACGTAGAAACGGCGGGCGTTTACGGTTGTCATGGTCGGTCGTGGTAGCGACTGGTCGGATTGGGAGGGGTGCAACCCTCCCTTTCCCCTAATTATAAGGTATACCCCTGCGTAGGGTCAAGCCTTGGGGCTAGTGCCCAAGATCCAGCCCAGGTCCTCAACGGTGTTGTAGGCGCTGCCCATACGCGCCTGGTACTCCGCTTTGGTTTCTGCCTTGCGGGCGCCTGTGTAGTAGCCAGCTTCGCCCACGGCAATGGTGATGCTGGAAGCGGGCTGGGGACCACCGCCGGGTGTGGTGCCGCCAGCAGCAGGCGCGGGAGCTGCAGCGGGTGCCGGGGCAGGTGCAGGTGCAGGCGCAGTCCCGCCAGTGCCAGCTTCCATGACGTCGGGAATGATGACCGTCACGTCATCGGGCGGTTCAGGGCTAACGGTGGGGGCCACCTTGGTGGCAGCTGTTTTCTTGGTGGCCATGGGTGAAGGTATGGACTGCACCCATTCTGTCGGACTCCTACTTAGGGGTACGCCCAGAAAAGCTACTTCCATAAAAAAAAGGGGCCCCGAGAGGCCCCCCTGTTTTGCGCCGTATAGCTTGTCGCTCAGGGATTGACAGCGAACGGGGAATTTACATCCAAGCGCACCACGGGAATTTGCTGATGTGAATACTTCAGCTCCCAAGAAGCAGGAGTGGACAACACCGTGTTGGTGGGGTTGTCGGTGCCCTTGTAGCTAACGCCATCGATGTGCAGCAGGTGGTGGTAATCGCAAGAGGCGATATCTTGCTTGGATAACACGTTCCTCTCGTACTCAACGCGGAAGTCCTGCTGGATTCCCTGCTGAATGGCGCCATTGCCGAACAGGTACACGGGGTACTTGTCGCCATTGGCGGCGCTAGTGGTGGGTGCCAGTTGGTCGTCAACGATGACATTGAAGCCAGCGAAGTTGGCAATTTGGGTGTTGGTGATACCAACGCCGCCACCGCCCCACGCCACGTTACCGCCGGAAGACAAGGCCGAAGTGCTGAAGGTCAGCATCCCAACGGTCTTCAGGTAGGCATACACATGGGAGTGCATGGCGATGTTGGTCAGCAGCCCAGAGTTCTCACCCATCACCGTCGATGCCTTGATGACATTGGCGGCGCTAAGGAAGTTACCCTCGGCAGACGTACCAGCAGCGGTGCGGGCAGCATTGACCACGTGGCTAGACAAGCCGGCCACGCCCAGAACGCCGTCCAGCATTGCCTTGAGAGTGGCGGTGCTGTTCTTGTTAACGGTGTCGCTGATGTAGCTAGCAATAGCTGCCATCGGGTCAGCGCCAGCGCCTAGACGGCTGAGATCATCAGCAGCCCATGCAAAGCCACGGTGGAACACAGCAGCTACTTGGCTGTCAGCGTTGATTTTCTGCGGCGAGAGATAACCTGCAGCAGAAGCGCCCCAGGTGGTGTTGCTCTCGATAACCTCTTCAGCGGCCAGGAAAGGCTTGAAGTAGGGCACCGTGATGCGGGTACCACCAGCGGACAGGTCAAGGGTGGTGTTGCGCTGGATGATTCCAGACTGCACCCAGCGGTAGGAACCGTAGACCTGCTCGCGGACGTAGCCACCAAAGTTAACCCTGGTAACCAGATCGCCCAGGAAGGTGGAACCCCAGTTGGGGTTGCCCTGGGTACCGATTGCAACTGCAACCGGCGTGGTGGAAGGAGCTACGGCGGTTACGCCATAGTTATGTTGAACCGATGCCATTTGTCAGATAAATAGGGTTTCCGTGTTAACCCCTTTGTGCCTCAGCTTGAAGCGCGGTGGCGAGTTCAGGGTTGCTGGCCTGTAAGGCGAACTGCTCCGTCACTGAAAAGGATTCAGCCCGCCAGGGGTTACGCATCCCAGGCGCCACAGAAGCGGCGTTGCCTGGTGCGGCACCCATGCCACGAGCACCCGATGCCGAGAAGAAATGCTCCCAACCGCTGCCTGGATTCTTCAGGGTGGCGAGGTAGTCATTCAGCGGTTGCTCGACGCCCCCGTTGAGCACCACTGCCTTCCCACCTTCTTCCCTGAGATTCGGGGCAAGTAGCTGGTACATCTGATCAGGGTTGACCACATCGGCACGGCCGATCTGGTTGAGTGCTGCGGCCTTCAGACGCTCTTGTGCAACCGTTTGGCGTTCATTGCCAAGCTGTGCTTCCAGATCACGGATCTGGTCCTGCAGCTTGGTGATGCCAACCTTCTGGTCTTCGTAGAGCCGCTGATACTCTCCCGCTTCTTCTAAGCGCGAAGTCTTATTTGTGAGCAGTTTGTTCTGCAATTCGTTGGTGGTCCGCTCAAGTTCTTGCAACCGCTCATTGAGTTTGCGGTTGTTTTCACCAAGTTTGGCCTTGTCCTGTTGGACGAGTGCCAGCTTGGCGGCAAGTGCTGCGGGATCATCAGCGGGTGCAGGTGCTGAGGGCGGCACAGCCACGGGCTGGGCATCGTCCATCACGGAAGGACGACCCTGTGCGTTTTCTGTCACTTGAATAAGAAGGGTTTACTCAGTAAGTGTAGAGCTGCCGCTAGGTAGGGCTATGGAGTTGCCCTAGCCTTGGGTAAAAGATTGGGCGATGATCCAGGTGATGACGAAGGCGAAGTGGCGAATGGCCTGGTTCTGGTATCGCCACGCCCCGCATCAGGAGGAGGCCATCGACCTCCTGTTTGACCACATCGCCGAATTACCCGGCGGTGCCTGCCTGTTGGCTGAGAACGCTGAATGGTTCCAGACCTACCGCCAGACACCCAAACTTGTTCACGATTTCACGCATCCAGAAGGCCGCTAGAAATGATCATCACTGCCTGCTACCAGCCAGCACCCACTGCCACCAAGACCGAACAGGTGGAACGGTGCCATACCTTCTCTGACCTTGATCACTTCCAGCAATGGCTCAAGGACCGAGGCATCCAGATGGGCACCCTGCCCTGCACAACATGGAGACCATGACCCTATCCCGCTGCTGCAATGCACCAGTCACCCTTTCAAGGGAGGAGGGGCGAAGGGCATGGGTCTGCGACAACTGCCATCACCATGCCGTCTTGATCAAGGTTGAGACGCAGGGGGATGCCATTGGACCATTAGGGCAAGCAGAACCTCCAGCCACTTGTTGAGATTGTTCTCTGCCCGTTGCCTCACCTCAGGGCAGACATCAGTGAACTTCACTGGTCCCTTGACGGTGCCCTCCTTGCGGAGGGTTTCCATTTCAGCGGCAAGAGCGCGTTCGCAATAAAGGAGGCTCTCCCGGTTATTGAGGACGCTCCCCAGCAGCAGCACCGCCAACAGGCCCAGGAGGACGCTGGTCTGACTGATACGGGGGAGGCGCATTACCAGTAACGGCACTCTGTCCACGGGCCAGCGGTATAGCTGTTCAGCGCGTAGCCGGTGATGGGGTGCGCTGCGTAGCCGTGCAGGAACAGGCGCATCTGAAGCACTGCTCTCTTACCGTCTACCCGTGTGTATTTAACGTTGTACTCCAGGATTTGAGCATCAACTTTTGCAGAGTCAAGCCAGTTGAAGTCGAAGTAGGCGTGGGTACCCGCTTTTATCGTGTTGTTGGCATCCCCGAAGTGAATCTCCGCGTTCCACCGACTACTTGCAGAGGCTTGGGTGTCATCGTGGGTGACATTGAAGTTGCCGTCGTCCTGATGCAGCAAACCCTCCCGCAGGATTCGCTTGTTTGTGCCGTCAGGCGCGGCGGTGTTGAGATAAAGCACCGGCGTAACGTTGCCAGACCCCGCAACACAACTCCAGCGGTGGTGCGTTCCCGGCTTGCAGGTGATGTAGCCGAAACTGGACACGTTCCCGCTTGCGTTGGCTGTAAAGCTGCCAGGCGACGTAACACTCGGAAGCACGCGAGCGGCGGCCGCCTTGACCGCGTTATCGAAGGCGTCATTCGATAAGCCGCCGACACCGGCGCTGGAGGTGACATCAATCACCGTGCCCGACGAGGTGTCTGTGACAAGTGTGTTGCCGTCGCCGGTGATGGTGTGCAGCTCGGCGGTGGGCGACATCATGCCGACGCGATAAACCGCACCCGTGCAGGCTTCGCTGATCGTTGCGGCCAGGCTGTAGCCGTCAGTGCCGCCATTCCAGAACCAATGGAGCTTGCTGAAGCGAGTTCCGGTGGTCTCGATGTGGATCGGCGTGGCCTTCGCTGACCCCATGGAGTCAGTCGAGAACGCATGGATCGCGTAGGCGGCGCGACCTGGGGAGTGACCAACTTGCGTGTCGGTGATCGAGATGTAGATACCGTCGTTCTGGGGAACGATGCCCTTGGCCAGCAGCACTTGGTTGCCGACCGTGCCAGCGTTGGCGCCCATCGTCACCGTCGCTTCCCAGTGGGGCGTGGAGGCGTAGGCCCAGGCCGTGCCGTTGTAGACCTTCAGCTCGTCCTTGTCGGTATCAAACCAAGTGAACCCCTTGGCGGGCGTTGCGGGTGCGGTTGCACCAACAGAAGTCCACTGACGATTGCGCCAGGATCCGTTGGTGGCGTCGTAGGTAAGGATGTCACCCTCTGCCACTGTCGTCGTCGTGTTGACGCGCAGCGAATTAGCAGGCACCAAGGTTGCGAACTTGGCCTTGATGCACCAGTTGACCTTGACGTGATCGGGGGCGGTTTCTGCGTCACCGCCGCCATTTATCATGACGGTGTGGAAGTGGGCGCCATCTGTGGAGGTGTCCTTTCGACCTGCCCCCCAGTCCTCCATCTGCTTGTAGTCCGGGCCTGCCTTGGAGTTGGCTGGCGCGTACTGAACCGTGTGGTGGTGGTCGCCGTCGTTGTTGGTGAGGCCGGTAAACGTTGTGCGCGGGCGGCCTGTTGTCCACTGATGTTTTGCCAGCAGCGTGTCGGTGGTGGTGGCTGCGCCCCGCAGGAATTGACCGCGCAGGTCAGGCACGGTGGTCGTGCCCAGCAACGTCCGCAGGGCGTCGTATTCAGTGCCGGCGGGGATCGTGGCGCCGTCGCATAGCAACCACCCCGATGGAATCACGCCCGTTGGGTAGGCGCTGATGCTGCCGATGGGGGTGGGGTCGTAGAAGCCGGTATTGGTGCCGATCCACTTGGCGCCAACGCGGGCGAAGACGTTGTTGGTGTCGTCTGCCCAGGCCAATGTGCCTGCCTGTGGGGTAGCTGCCAGCAGGTCGGCTTCGGTGGCGTAGTGGGCGATGGGTTCCTCAACCCACTTGCCTGCCACCCGCGCAAATGTGCGGCCTGTATCAGTGGCAATAGCTTCCTGGCCGTTCAGCGCCCAGGTAGAAGCGCGGATGTTGGCCTCGGTCTCCTCCCAGATGGAGATAGGCCGCCAGCCGCTGGCCAGGCGGATGTAGAGAACGCCAGTTGCCTTGTCCACAGCACGGTCGCCCACCGTGGCGCCTGGGGATGTGTTGGTCCAGGCCGTGATGGCTGCAGTGGTCGCCATCTCGCGCACCAGCATCAGCCGCCAGCCGGTGGCGGTCTTCTCCCAGAGGCTGTCCTCGTCCATCACCTCGCCGAGGGCGCCGGTGGCTGCTGCAGCGTCACCAAACAGGTCAGCGGCGGTGGGGTACTGCTTGATGCCCACCTGGCGCCAACCTCCTGGCACCTTGATGAACAGCGAGCCGGTATCACCAGCGGTGGCATAGGTACCGGGGCGGGCTGTGGTTTCTGCCAGCAGCAACGCCTCGGTGTTGAAGGTCATGATCGGGTTCGGGGCGATGCCCTGCCACGCCGAACCAGTCCAGACAAAGCCTTGCCTTTGCAGGGTGTCGTAATAGCCCTCGCCCTTGATGGAACCCACTGATGGGCGGGCAGCACCGACAGCAAACGATGGGATCGGAACGCCGGTAGCGTCACCTGGGGCAAGAGCAAATAGCTTGCCGGTGTTGGCATCGTGAGAGTCGAACTCTCCAACAATCAATCTGCGGTCAGACATGGGAGTTAGGCGACGAGGGTGACAAGTTGATCGGTTGCTTTAATGATGTAATCCGCGAATATAGTTTTCGGTCTTGTCTCTTCATCACCGCCATTGTCAAGGTGGTGATAGTGATTGCCCGCTGACGATGTACTCCTGTTCAGCGACTCACCTTCCCAAGCCACCCTGCTATTGCCGCCATAGGGGGCACTCTGTGTTGGGCCGGTGCTTAGGTGTACGTGCGCACCCGTGACATCAGTGAACATCCGCTTCTTCGGCAGGGCGGTGGCATCTTCCTGGTGCCCGCCAGCGAGGTTGGCAGCGTTACCCCAGCCCAAAGCAGCATTGAGGCCCGAACCACGCAGGTAGGCACCACGCAGGTCAGGTGTTTTCAACGTGGTGATCAAAGCTGCTAGCTCTGGATAGGCGGTGCCGTTGAAGGTCGAGCCGTCACACAACAACCAACCGGGTGGAGCAGTGCCGAATAGCCATGGCATCACCGTGCCAACAGGGACGCCAACAGAGCGGATCTCCTGCCCGCCCGCCAAAGTCATTGCCTTACCGCTAGCTCCACCGCCCAGTAGCACCCACCGCTTAGTGCCTGGGTCGTAGCTAAACAGCGCCGGCTTGCTGCCTGCAATGACGCTATTAAGCACCAGATAGACATCCTTCGCTGGTGCAGCAGGTGGTAGGTCGTTGTCGGTGGGAACGTTATGGACGCCAGCCTCCAGTGGGATCTGCGCCCACGGTGCGGCGTTGACATCCGGCACCGCTGCGGGAACACCGCCAGGGCCTGCTGGTGTGCCTGCCTTGAACACCGTGCCAGGCGGGGTATCAGCTGGCGTGACGATGCCGGTAGCTCGCCAGAGGCTGCCCTGGTAGTTGACCAGGCTGCCCTGCTCGTAGTTGCCGGCCTTCCAGTTGTTGATGCCGTAGAGGACATCGGCCCTGGACTTGGCCAGCAGGTCGCCGCCGATGTGGACCCACACCAGGATCGGTGCTACGGCGGTGCCCCGGTTCGCGATTTGGAGCCAGTCGCCCACCTGCATGATCGCGCCGTTGAGATCGCGCCCCACACCGTTGGGGGCAGCGGCGGTGATGGCGTAACCCGCCTGTCCCACCCAAGTCCAGTAGTGGGAGACCTTTGCCATCCCGGCGGTGACACCAGCAGGGGTGACGTCCGCCAGGTTGACCAGCGCCGTCAGCTCCACAGCGCCAGGAACAGCGGTGCCGCCCACCTGTTTCACCGTGCCCTCAAACAGGCTCAGGCTGGAAATCCATGCCTTGATCTGATCGGTGCTGACCACCGTCACCCATGTGGTTCCGTTCCAGACCGCCAGCTCCTCGTGGTCCTTTTCGGTGGTGGCAAGGGTGTCGCCAATCTCCATGCCGTACTGCTGGTCGGCATCAGCAGCGAGCGGCTTGACCCAGTTGTGGTTGTTGATAATCCGCCAACCACCAAGGGGTGATGGACCGCCCAAGCGGGTAACAGTGACGCGGGTGGTGCCCACCATTGCGGCGCCCCAGCTAAGGCTGCCGCCAAGAATGTCGATGTGATCGCCGATGGAGTAGCCGGTGCCGCCGGCCGACACCTTGCCGTCGATGGTGCCGTCCACCACTGCCGTCAGGTCGATGGTGGCGCCAATGCCCGCCCCAGCAATGAAGGGCCTGGCTAGGTCTTTTTGCCCCGCCTTGGCGGTGATGATTGCCGTGTCGGCTGCGGCCGTGGGGGGAGTGACCTGAATCTCTTTGATCGGGCCGCTCGTGGGAACGTTGTCGTCAAAGACAAAGAAACGATCCAGCACCTCACCGCCTAGGTCCATGCGGACCAGATACGGCTGCCCAGCAATCGGGCGCTTACTCGGGTCACTGTCGTTAGGGCTGGGAAGGTCGCCGATGCGCCCCGCGAACTTCACCCCAGAACGGGACAGCAGGGTGCGCAGGTTGACTGCATCCT